TTACTTCCTGCGTTTATCCTGCTTTGTATGTCCGTGCTGAATGCCCCGCAGTGGATCTTCTTTTTTCAGGTCGATCCCCATATCCGTTAGTGTTTTTGTGGCGGCGGTTCTTATGGCACAAATCAGGTCTCTTTCCGGCTCCCGGGTTATGGTTGCCTTCCGGATGCATGCCGTTCGTCGTTCCGTTACATACTGACGCGCTTCATCACTTGCCGCCTGTTTCAGTAACTCACCCCAGCGATTAGCCGCCCGTCGCCATAAACCTTTCGCTTCCAGTTCTTCCGCTTTGTCATCATGCACCATAAGCATAACCCCATTGATACCTGTTAAATCTGAATGGTTGGTTTCTGTTCTTTTGATAATTTTCCGTATAGCTTATTGTATGACAGTACTGTCCCACAATAATGAGTTGCACACATGAGAATGACCAGGCACAAAAAACAGATTCTTGAACTCTACAAACCTGAGTATCGCGATTGGGTGCGGGTGGAGGCCGGAGAACCGCCTTTTGACGTTCGGGGGGTTTCTTCTCTGCTCTATGGAGACACTCTGCGCTACCACATCGAGGCAACACGACGAACGTTAAACGCTATGGTAAATGATGGGATCCTGTATCGCGTGAAAGTGCACGAACCCCGTTTTGATGTGCGTATCGGTGGCGATGGTGCTCACTGTACGGTAATCCGGTACGGGCTGGTAGAAAATCACACCAACCAGTAATTAAACTGCGAAAACGTCGTAGTTTGTGACTATCTGAAAGATAGTCGGTTGTTCCGGCCCCAGCTGCTGGTTGCTTCCGAAAATATCAGTCAGTTACGTTAACCGCTGATTTCTGCCTTTGGTGTGAATACCGTCACTTTAACCTACGGTAATCGTTCTGCTTTGGTGCGTGTCCCCTCCGTGGTCATTTTGACCATGGAGCTACCACCTTGCCACACAAAAGGGATGGTCATTATAACCATCCCCTTCAAAGCCCCTTTCATGGGGCTACCGACACCAGCACCCCGGCTCAATTTGGAGCCGCCTCTTAATCAACGACTTACCGCCGTAACCGTTCCGGCTTCTTCCACTGGTAAGTATTTTTCTCGCTCTCCCGGTACATCTGCACACGGCGACGGTAGGCCAACAACTCGAGTACCCTGGTGCGTATGTCGCGCATATCCACTCCGTTAAGCTCAATACCGTCACGGCGCATCACCTCAGCCACCACACGCGCATAGTTCTCAGCGATAACGCTGTCCGGCTGCGTGGCCTCCTGTTTGCCTGCTGGTGGTCTGATCCCGGCAATCTGGCGAATCATTTTGAGCATTTCGGCTTCGGTCATTGTCATGGCCTCCAGGGTGATGGAAAACAATGCCGTAATTGTGGCGACTGATGCCGGGAAGGTGAAGCGCGTTTAAGCTGGTGGATGTGGTGCCATGTTTCCCACCAATGGTGGAAAAGCCCACCAGCGCAACGCAGGGCGCATAAAACTATTGCGATGACTCATGGCAGGGGGATAACCACAAAACAACGTCAGAGGCGCAATTCTGGCTGCTCCTGTCCGGGATGTGCATACGTATTACGTACGCACCTAATCCGGCATAACGCATGACGTTGATGAAATACCCCGATCGTCGTGGGTCCTCCTGGTGGGGTACCCTTACCGCGGGGCGATGGACGCGCGAAAAAAGGCTGGTTTTTGCATTTTCATGGCGGCGGCAGCATGTGTGGTAATGTATTGATAATTAAAAGTTATTTCTGTTTTTACCTGTACAATCTTTTTTCTCCCCTGTCATTAGACCAGTTCGCAATTAATTGAAATATATAAATAAATCTGATTTTCACCTGCCAGATGGAGTTGCCTGTGTCAAATGTGAGCGGGAGCGGTGATGCTTATCGCTGAATCATGCCGCATCACGATACCGGGATCCCGGTACTGCTACGTGATAACCCACAAGGCTGGTGGCGATGCGTTATAGCCAGTGCGTTGCCATCGTCCTGGCCTGATGGCATTATCTGGCATGAACGAACGGTTATTCTCCGTACTCTTAATCGTTGTTCATGGTTATTTGCTTTGTGGTAGCTAACATTTCCTGATGGCTGTTATCCTTCCGCCCCGTAATCACGGGGTATTTTTTTATCTGTGCTTTGCCGTTCTCCGCTGTGGTGGTATGGGGAGTTCTGGCAATGCTTCAGGCCGTCGCATTCCTGGTATGTGATTTTTTACGTTCATTATTGTGCTGGTGGCAGTGTCACGGCGCGTCACGATATGTCACTATCCGGCTGGTTGGGCAATTGATAACGGTTATCATCAACGGGAGGGGCGGATCAAATCCCTGCAGCCCTGGCTGTCCGGGACCGCCCGCCAACCCTTATTCACATCGCCGCAGGTTCGAAAACTTTTTTTTGGGAAGGTGTGCACAGACTTGATAGATAAAACCTATCAGAGAAAACCACGCCAAACCCGCGCCATTGCTGGCATCGTTAAAAAAAACTCACTCCACCAGCAGACTAAAAAACCGCTATTTTTTCAGTTTTATGGGCTGAAAAGGGGCTCCCTAAAAAACACCTTTCACAGTGCCGCGAGGGGCGGGGAATTTTCACGGGTCCTTTCCGGAACCATTAACACCACGGGGCGGCAGACGCGCAGATTTTCACTATTTATGAAAATTTTTCGGGAAAAGTCAGATCCGTTCTTCTTCTCTGTAACTCATTGTTTAATCGTAAAATCATCAAAAAAAGAAAGGATCTGACAGTGGTCATTCTGGGCCAAAAATGACGTTATCAGATCCTTTCTCAGTTTTGTTCAATAATTGCGCGGCTGTCACTCACCTTTCTGTTGCCGTAATTTCTCCGGCACGTTTCCGGTTGTTTCCATCAGATAGTCTCCCAGAATGCGAGGCAGGTTATCGGCAGTTTTAGCGCACGCATTACAGGCGCGTGCTGTTTCCCTCCTCAGGCCATCGATCATTGCCGGAGTCATCGCGGGAAACTGCCTTTGCATCGTAAGGGGCAAGCTATTCATGATGGTTGAAATCTGTTGCGCCAGTTTAGACAGTGCATACATACAAAAGCCGGTATCTATAACCTCTCCTGTCTCCCTGGCGTTCTTCAGTTCCTGCCCGTCAGCCTGTGCTCTGGTGAGGCGGTAGCGTTCGTACTCTGTTGTGCCTGGCTGTAAATCTGATTCACCAGCAGCACGTAAATCATCAAGATCCCTGCGGAGTTTTTCGTTTTCGATCTCCTTCTCCATCTGTACATACCATTCGATCACCTGTGCAGAGTCGAAAGTCACCTCCACACCTTTTCCGCCACCAGATACATGGGGAAGCCCTTGCATCTGCCAGCGTTCAATTGTGCGCGGATCAACACCGAAAATCTCTGCCAGTCTCTTTTTGTTAACATTCATTTATCAAATCCTCATCAAAAACCACCTCCGACATGAAACGCCTGAAAAACGGGATTTTCCGGCGTTATGGTGTCGTATGTTTATGATAGTTAGTTTCAATAAAAACATAATGTTACATGCAAGAAGTACCGACATGCTTTTTCCCGGAAAAATTTTCATAAATAGTGAAAATCTGCGCGTCTGCCGCCCCGTGGTGTTAATGGTTCCGGAAAGGACCCGCAGGAAATAGCTACCGTAAGGCGTAATTAAATATCCCGGGATGTGCCACGGAACAGCCTGCTGAATACAGGTCAGTGCGATGACGGTAAATAAAGAGAATATACGGAAGGGGAAGCATTAGTTTAAAAACTAATGTCCGATTAAACTCTAACATGCGTCCCTGTAAACAATAACAAGTAAGCAATCAGAGTCTTTCTAATTTACGGGAGGATACTCCCGTACTTTTTTAAAGACAACGTGAATTGCAACGTTTGTGATGTTTACGGGTAAACAGTAACACTTTTGATATGAATGTTTTTATCTGGTTGCTGTTTTTATTCAGTTAATGTTTATAGGGAATCTTTCAATGAAAAAAACACTGATTGCGCTGGCAGTAGCGGCTTCTGCTGTGGTGTCTTGTTCAGCGATGGCTTCTGGCTGGGGGCAAAACGGTAATGGTACTTCTGTAGTAATTGGCGGTACACTGACTCCGGTAGCGAAGGTAACTCCGTGGGAAGTAAAAACGGGTGATGCGGTAACTAACCTTGATGCGCAGGTTCAGAAAGGGCAAACCTCCGTCACTGTTAATGTAAACGAGGCAATCCCTGTTCTGGGTATTCGTAATGCCGATGTTAATGGTTTTACCGGAGGTGAAGGTATAAAACCTCAAATTAGCTATAACAATGCTGTTGATATAAACGGTTTTAATAACGGAGTAACTACGGTCACTTTATCAGTCCGGGATGTATCAGGAAGCGCTATTGGCACTATGACCGCTCCCTTCTCTGCTGCTGCTTTATCTTCCTGGTTAACAAGTGACGGTTCAGAGACAGGCTCCAAGGCATTATATGCCGCTGATAATAGTGATGCATTCTACGGCGGTCTTGGGGAAAATGCTGCCGCTGTGCGCAATAATGAGGCTCTGGGATTGATTAGCGCATTATCTTCTGATTTCGTTACGAAATGGAAACAACAAGGTGAGATGCAGAGCGATACTGGCGTAGAAAAGTTTGATGACAGTAACGCCACCTTCTTTGGTGTTTACGGCGCTGGTATCGAAAAGGGCAAAGCCATTACCATCACTCTTAATAATGCTGTGGCCAGTGATGACCAGATTCAGTGGAAAGCTTCCCTGCCAGTGACTGTTACCTATATGTAATTTAGCGTCTCGTTAAATTATTAAAACAAGCGGCGGCGTTCCCGTCGTCGCTTTGTTTCCATCCTTCAATAACACCATATCCCGCTAAGCTCTGACATAAATTCCTGATGTCTGGTTGCGAATTCTCCCCCTGGTGAATCTCCTGCACTGCCTGCCATTTTTACGCAAATAACCCTGGCATTTCTAAACATGGTTATCGCGAATGTTGCGCAAAACACCTTAACAATCCTTAACATCGATGCGCAGTTTTTACGGTGGGAAGGGGATGGTTTTTTAACTCTCGATCCATATCCGCTCCAGAATGTTTTAAACATGCATCTTGCGAACAACTTTAGATAAATGGTGTTAGCGATGAACAAAAAACAATCAAAATCGACACCAGAAAAATAAAACATATTGAATATCAATTCATTACAGTTGTGGTGATGACGAATGAAATTTCAAAAACTAGCCTTTTTCCGCGCGTCCGCCGCCCCGCGGCAAGGGTACCCCACCGGGAGGACCCGCAAAAAAAGCCGGAGTGTTCCGGCTTCGTCTGTGTGTGCGCATATGCAGAATTTTATGTTATCCGCCCACGGGAGTGATGGTCATTTTTCAGGATAATATCCTGCATCACTGGTTGTTGTTCGGCTGCTTCGGATAGTTCCGCCAGACAGATTTACCTGCGTCTTCCATCCCCATTCCCGCATGAGTACGTTTTACAGCCTCTTTCAGTGCCCCGAAGTTATCCGCTATAACGGGTGGGCGTGCTGCCTTATGGATACATTCCGCGCGACGCTTTGCCGCCTGTTCGCGCTCCTTATCGGTGTTCACCAGTTGCATAACCTCAGCCCACCGCGCCGCCGCTCTCCGGTACAGCCCTTTAGCCTCCAGTTCTTCCGCTTTGCTGTCGTGAATCATGCGCCTGTCTTCTCCTTTGCTGTCCGGCGTTTACGCTTCTCATTCAGTGCCATCAGCCGCGTTTCTGCCTCCTGCTGTTCCTGTGGTGTCACTTCCCCACATGGCTGGCCTTTCAGGTCATAACGTGCACCACCAGCTATCAGGGCGCGGTAATAGCGCGGAGACTGCGCATAAGATGCCAGCGTTGCACGTAATGCCCCCGGCCCGAATGTCAGCCCCCTGGCGGCGATATCCTGCATCAGGTCGTCGAATATTCCCACCTTCAGCGGCTTTGGCGCTTCCCTGTTGAATAAGTCAGGCCACATCTCAGTGAGGCGGTTAACGCGCCTGCGGTTTTTGCGCTGGCGTTTGGTCATATGCCGCCACGGTGTCGCCTCTGTGGGCTTCTGTTTGCGGCTCTGCTGTGTGTTCTGATTGCCGGGTATCACTTTATGCGCCGATGTGGTTTTATCCTGCTGCTGCACCGCCTGCGTCGTTTCTGGCTGCGTGCCGTAAATGCCTTTCGGTTTTCGGTTAATGGTCAGCTTTGTCATGCCTTCCCCTGTAATTACTCTGTTCGCTGTTGTGAATTAAAACGGGATGTTATCCCCGTACGGGTCATCATTTCCCGCCTGTTGTTTTGCCCTGTTCAGTGCGTCAGTAGCCTGGCCCTGCTGGCCTTTTTTACCGCCCGGTCGTGCCGTTCTGGCACTGATTACACTGTCTGCGATAACCTGCCAGCCCTGCCGCGTTTCGCCGTTCTGGCCTGTCCACTGGCTTACCTGCATGTTACCCGCCACGCTCACCAGTTCGCCTTTGTGGTGCTTTGCCAGTGCGTCGGCCTGTCTGCCAAACGCCAGGACGGATAACCACATCGTCGCCGTTCCGTCATCCGCCTGGCTGCACGGCAGGGGAACCGCCATACTCGCCATCGCCATTTGTGTCCCTTTGCTGGTGGTCTTTAACTGCGGGTCAGCCACCAGCCGCCCGTAAGCCGCTATCTGTGCTGTCATGCTGTCTGCTCTCCGGTTTTAACGTTGATGATTGTCACCTGTTCCGCTGTGCTGTTAGCCGGATACCATGCAAGCGTTCCCGGTTCATCTGAAAGAATGAATTTTGTGTCAGGCAAATACAGGCATTCGCAATATCCCTCTGCGCTGTGATGTGGTGTCATTCCCATATCACCAGTGAGTACCGGTAATATTTCAGAGTAAACCTCAGAATCACCGGAATAAAACACATCGCAAATCGCCCATGCAGCAACCGGACTCCACCACTCGCCGCAATCGTCATTCCGGAATCTTGCCCACCAGCCAGGAACAGCCGGAGAAATGCTTTTTGGTATGGCTTCAAGAAACATAAAAACACCTCAATTTTTGTATATCTACAGAACCGTGTGGGTTACACCCGGCCTTTTTTCATCCATTACAGTGATATTTTGCGGGTTATAATCGCGCTTTTGCGGGTTATTTAGGCCCATTTGCGGGTTATTTGGGGTATTTTGCGGGTTACGATTTTTCTGTCATTTCTTTAATAATCAAATGGATACTGACTTATCCACAGAAATAACCCGCATAACCCGCAAAATTTTCACCCTACACGCGAGAAAAAATTAATCTTCTTCGCTTTCTGGCTGGAACATCAGCACGTAAAAAACATGCTGCTTCCCCCCAATCCTGCCGAGCGCCTTTTTCTTGTAACGGCGATCGTTACCCGCTTCCAGCATTCCGGCAGCACTCAACGCGCGGGCAAAGTGAGACGGATTAAATCCCTGTGCTATCTCACCCTCAAATACATGCGGGAACGTGTAAAAACGGAACTCGTCATCTTCGTTTCTGATACTCCCCTTTCTGTATCCGGCAAGCTCTTTAATCGGTAAATCACGCTCGTCGGTGTTGGGCCACGGAAGGTATCTGCTGAATCCGAACGACGCTAAAAAAGCCTCTGCCTGTTCAATAATCTGCCTGTGTTCCCTGTTGCCCGTGCCGAACTCCTTCACCCAGGCATTAAAATTATGCTGAATGGCATCGCGGCATTCCTGCTCATCCCAGCCAGTCACATGACAGGAAAGCACAAGTGCGGCCTCCAGTATGGCGAAACGCTCACCCACGCGGTGTACCTGCTCGCCGTAGCTCTCCGGTATCAGGTTGCGCCACCGTTCACGGCATGACCTTACCGTGTCCTTTGCCTCCTGCTGGTGGTCTGCCAGCCATTTAACCCATTCACGACCCGCCGCCCCGTGATTTTCTGTCCAGGCATCTTTTAACGCGTCTGCGTGCGCCTTTCCGGTGCTGTATTCGTGAAATTGTGTGGCTTTTTCCATCGGCACGTTAAGCAGGCGGACAAGCTGCCCCGCCTTGACTTTTATCCCCTCCGTTTTGAGGAATGTTTCAACGTCCATTTCTCCGGTACTGATTGCCACTGTTCGCCAGTGTTTTATCTCCCTGTTGCCGCCGTCCTTCGCCCCCTGTAATTTCCCGGAACCGTTAAACAGCGTATAAGCAGACGTTGACACCTCCCGCGCGTTTCCGGCCTGGCCTATTTCATCCAGGGGTAACAGCCCGTCGTTGTGTGCCTCTGCCTCGTTGGCGATACCTAACGCTGTACCGTACCAGGTCAGCCGTTGTGCGTCCGGCTCTCCCCATAAACTTGATGCGATGTTCTGTGTGGTGGTTTTCCCTGCTGTGGACTGTTCGAAAAGATGTACCCCGAAGCCGTCAGCCCCCACCAGCCCGATTAATGGTGCGGATAGCGATACCGCCACACCCAGCATCATTAAGGGATTGCCTCCAGCCAGCCGCGCAACGGTATCGCGCCAGCCCTCCGCCGTTCCTGCCACGGAATAGCCATTAACAGCGGCAGTTTTTCCGGTAAACAGAATCGGTTTTTCAGACTCACCAATGACCGAACCGTCCGGCATGATGTACGCGCCAAAATGCCAGCCCGTTGTTGTGCTTAACTGCCATTCCTCATGGCTTCCGCTTAACTGCATCCAGTCAGCCAGGATAGCCCTGTATTTGCCGTTGGTTGTCACATTGAGTCCGTGGTCTTTCAGCAACCGCCAGCCGTCACGATCGCCAATGCCCCCGCACGGAACCGCCATTGTGATGACTTCATGGCTTGCGGGTTTCTTCCAGCGCATCACGCGGTAATGTTCTTTGCCGATTGTCCCCGTTCCCAGCAGTTCAAGCGGGGAACATAACCACGTTTCAGGCCGGATAATTTCGCCTGACTGCTTATCCACTTTGGGCGTTACCCAGAAAACACCATCGGCGCGGCTTTCAACGCGGGGCTTTAATTCATCATCGCCCTGGCTTTCTGTGATTTTTTTCTTTAAGGGCAACACCAGACTTTCCCCGCGCTCGTATTCGTCTTTCAGTCGGGCAAGCTGTGGTGTCCAGTCCTCCAGTAAATCGCCGTTCTCGTCACAAAAACAGGCTTCCTTAACACCAGCCACTGCCAGCAGGGTTTCAATCTGTAGCGCCAGTTTGTCATCCAGTTTTCCGGCACGTCTGACGATGGCGCGTGACCGACCCTCATCCACAATACGCAGGTTTTCCAGATTACCCAGGTCACGCCGTCCGAGATAAACAGGTGGTATTTTGTCGCCGCGCTTTCTGGCTTCTCCGCCCTGCATGTAATGCTCTGCATGGCTGTATGCGTCATCCCCCGCAAAAATCACTGCATCCTCGCCTTTATCTTTCGGTAACAGTTTTACGTTCGGTGCCAGTTTCATTTTGCCTTTCCCCGTTCACGAATAATTTCACGTACTGCCTTAATGCGTTCCATTCCTGTAACGCGCATGATTCTGTCGATGTCGCTTAAGTTCGCTGGTGGTGCTTTGCTTACCAGGGTGAATTCACTCTCAAAACGCATATGAGACGACACGCAGGGATGCGCATAACCTTCGCGGATATAAGTCACGCGAAAATCGTCAACGGTTTTTATCGTTATTCGTCCACCATATTTATCTTTGAAAATATCGCCTGGGCGGATTTCAGGCCGAGCGGGGCCGCTGGCAGTAAAGCCAGAATTTTTCTGTTTCATGGTTTTTATTCCGCGTTTATTTTTTTATCGTGAATTTCGATCGCTTTATTTAATTCGACGATTACCGTATCGAGTAATGAAATAAACGCACCAGCAAGATTAGATTCACGTTCATCTTCCGGCGCATCACTTAAACCATCAAGCCAGATAAGCAATATTTGCCGCAAGCATTCACTGTTAGTCAGCGCATTTTCTGCATGGCTCATTGATTTAAAATAACGGTCATCATGCATGGTGCGCCCCTTGAATATCTGCGGTAAGAATTTTGCCTGCCTCATTCAGCGCCATATCAGCACTAAATTGCATAACAGCCAGTGAGTGAGGAACGAAAGCCACGGCATATTCTGTTTCGCTGGTGGCGTGCTTATGTGCCCTGTCTGCGATAACAGAAATATCAATCAGCGCGTGCATCAGCGTTCTGATTGCTTCGGCGGCTGCGTCCGGACGGGTGTTATTGCACATGGCGCACCTCCTGACGAATACGGGCGGCGAATACAGCGACACAACCAGACGGGCAATGGTTACGCGCTTCGCGTTCCGTCCATGCGGTGACGTGGATGATTTGGGATTCTCCGGCACTCAGTGCCAGAAAACGCCACACAAAGGCGGTTTGTGTGTGCGCCAGGCGTGGGGTATGCTGTCTTACAGCCATAATCGTTACTCCAGTTAACGGTTTGGTTAGAAGCCCCGTTACTGCTCCAACAGTGCGGGGTTTCGTCGTTTCATTACTGATAAAAATCAAGTGTCGGACACATGTTATTTTAATGGTGTGGGACACGTCAAGCATTGCATTAACCTTTTTTATCGCTATCATTGTCGGACACCAAACCAATCGGAAATCAGAGATGGCAACGAAATCAGTAAATGCAAAATCGAAAAGAATAGATGCACGTGTCCCACTCCATATCGTTGATGCAATGGATAAGGTTAAAGAAGAAGGCGAAAGTACAGGGCAGTTTGTAACAGCAGCATTAGAAGGCGAGATCAAACGCCGCCAGCGGCGCAAGGCCAAAGAGCAGGAGTAACCATCACCAGCGCTGTGGTGCGGTGAACTGTGGCGCACTGGGTTACAGGTATCTACGATGACTGACAAATCATTAAAGAAATTATCCTCATCCAGGAAAAAACAACGCAAAAATGCGGTAAGCGAACAAGAACAGGAGAGATTTGCGCCATGTGCGTTTGCCCTTGAGAAGTTCTTAAAAGAGTACAGGCGCACAAAAATGGGATCGCATACCTGGAAAACATCGCGGCATGACGATGTTAAAGAGCAGGAATAGCCCACCAGCAAGCCAGCACACTGATCACATTGCCCACCAGCCGCAAATGTGGCATTGTTGGCAATGCTCATGCGTTGGGGATAACGTGTAGCTTGTGTCGAATGGCCACCGTAGCAGGTGGCCTTTGTTTTGCCTGTTATCCGGCAATTGTGGCGCTTCGCTACACGGTTGATATAATCCCACTGCACTGATTCATTTTTTGCGCAGTAGGTTAATTGTTCGCAAGGGCGCTCCGGCAACGGGGCGCTTTTTGTTATGTTCATCGCGTTACGCCTCACACCATTACGCAGCCGTTCCGCGCGCTTCTTCCTCGCGCTCTTTCAGCCAGGCCAGCACTTCATCTTCATACCAGCCAACACGACGCAGACCGATTTTGAAGCCTTTCGGGAATTTTCCGGCGTTGATCATGTCCTGTAGCGAACTGTCTGCCTTGATGCGCAGAATATTTTTTACTTCCTGACGGGTAAGAATTTTTCTGATTACTTCCATCGTGTTTTACCTCGTTAATCCGGCGTATTCCGGTGATAAATACGGTAAAACAGGGCAGGGCGGGAAAAACAGTACTCACCGTTTTAAAACGGTACTCACTGTTTTTTATCTCATTGATTACGCTTTCTTTTTGCAAAAAAATAGCGACCGCAAGGGGCCGCTATTGTGATTACCGTTTCCACTTCTTAGGTCGCCCACCACATTTAAGGCTGGTGGGCCTCAGCACCTTGTCGATGCTTTCAGCCAGATTTTTCGATGCGCCACGCGAGCGTAAAAAACTGACTACCTCGTGTTTTGTGGGGGCTGTTGATTTGTCTTCCGGATCGTATGTTGACCAGAATTCACGATTTGCCATTAACGCCAGTTGCAGCCCTTCACCGCAGACATTGGATGATTTTTCGTGCCAGACCATTTCAATAAATCTCGATTTCTCATGAGTCGGGTTTTTCCTTGTCTGTTGAGGAGATAGGCGATTATACGATGGTTTAGCATGGTTTGCACTGGTTGTACTGGTTTTTTGTACAGTCACACCGCACGGATACCCCTTTTACCACTGGCTATGGTCACTCCGGTTGCTGCGGTTTCCACAAATTCACCCCACCAGCGCATAAGTACTACACGTTTTTCCAGGTAGTTACTTCGGTTATATGCTCGCCTTACCTCGTTCGTGTCCACGTGTGCGAGCGCGGCCTCGATTACGTCCGGTTCGAATCCTTCCTCGTTCGCTGCTGTGCTGAATATGGCGCGTAATCCGTGAGACACCAGCACACCAGCGTAACCCATCCGGCGCAATGCGGCGTTAGCGGTCTGGCTGCTCATTGGCAGCATCGGGTTTTTAAGGCTGGGAAAAACGTGTTCCCTGTGTGCGCTGATTGGCTTCATGGTTTCCAGTACAGCCATAGCCTGACCACAAAGGGGGATCACATGGTCACGGCGCATCTTCATGCGTCCGGCTGGAATCGTCCAGGTTTCGGCATCGAGGTTTATTTCTTCCCAGCGTGTGGCGGCTGCTTCGGCGGGGCGTGCTACGGTCAGTAGCTGCCACTCAATCAGCAATCTGGTTTGCCGTTCTATGCTGGCGACCGATAAATCGTGCATTAGCTGCGGTAGCTGTTCCGGTCGGATGGTTGGCATGTGCTTTTTGGTGGGGGTAGGGAATGCCTTACGGACGTTCGCGGCGGTGTTGATGTCAATCAGACCACTGTTGGCAGCAAAATCCATCACCTCATTGATGCGCTGTAAAACGCGTTTCAGGGTTTCCAGGTTGCCACGCGCCTTAATGGGGGTGAGTATCTCAACAAAGCGGCGAGCGGTGAGGGTATCTATTGGCGTTTTTCCGATGTGCGGGAATACGTATTTTTCCATGGATCGCCAGATATCCTTAATCGTGTTGTAAGCGAGATTCTGGCCTTTTTTCATCTCGTACCAGTCAGAGGCAACTTTTTCGAACGTGTTGCCCTTTTTCCGGCTCTCTGCTTCACGTTTCCGGCGTTCGTGGTCCTGTGGGTCAACTCCCTTCGCTATAAGTCCCCTGTATTCGTTTCGTCGCTCTCTGGCTTCTGACAGAGAAACATCATTCAGCGGACCAAGACTAACGATGGTTCGTTTTTTGTCAGTGGGTCGGTAATACGTAAAGCGCCAGATTTTTGATCCGGAGGGCTTCACCAGAAGAAACAATCCTCCGCCATCCTGCAGGGTGTATTCTTTTTCTCCTGGTCGTGCATTTTTGATCTCCGTGATGGTTAGTGGAGTGGTTTTTCGTGCCAT